TACAACTATGACACACAACGAAGCGAGAATGATACTGCAAGCAATGCGGTGCAAGAATGCAGACAACGACCAAAGGGAAGCCTTACGAAAGGCAATACACGCCCTGCTGGACGAGGAGATTTTTGCGGCGGAGAACCCGTTTAATTAAGTTTGAGTGGTTGAAAGTTAAACAAGCAAAGACGAATTAAACGATGGACTACAAGCGAGCAGCCTACACGCTGCGAATGATGAAGCGGACAGCGTTCCCCAGTGCCGACGAGCGCGAGGCAATAGACTTTGCGGTGCAGGCGCTGGAAACGCTGGCGCAAGAAAAACGAAATGACTAACCAAAAAAAACTACAATTATGAATGTAAAATTTTTCGTGCCGTATGAAACGGCAAAAACCCTGAAAGAGAAGGGCTGTCCGCAAGACACAGACTATTATTGGATGGTAAGAGGCAAAGAAGAACCTCACGGAGTAACGCTTCATGATAAACTCGATTACGAGGACGATTGGGGCGTGGGTTTTGCAACCTTTATTCCTGCCCCGACCTACCACGAGGCTGTTGATTGGTTGGAGGGAAAAAGGTGTACAGGTTTGGAGTTATTATGACGGTGATTGTTGGTTTGGGTCAATTAGAATGGATAAGCGTAAGAGCGCATATTACACGAACAACTACTTTACTCGTGAGCAAGCCCTGAACGCCGCAATACTAAAAGCGTTGGAGGTGGTGCAATGAACTGCGACTAAAAGCACGATTTGCGGCTCATTTGTCGTCAATTTTGAGCAAAAATAGTCATAATGCGCACAAAATACGCGAAATAATTGCATATAAGGAAATTTTTGCGTATCTTTGCGCAACACTTTTACAAAAACAGCAGTTATGATACACTTCTCCGAATATGTGTCGCTCGGACACCCCGATAAAATTGCAGACTATATCAGTCAGTATCTGCTCGACCGATATATCGAGCAAGACCCTGACACACGGTATGCAGTAGAGGTGCAAATCAAGGACTACAATGTTACGCTCGCAGGGGAGGTAAGCAGTAAGGCTTGCTTCTCTCAAGACGAGATTGCTTCGTTTGTGCGTGCAGCCGTGAACGAGATAGGCTACACCAAAGCCTATGCAGACCGCTGGGGACACGGCAACTGTATCTATGGCGACGCACTCGAAGTAACATCGTACATCGGGCAGCAGTCCCCACAGATAGCACAGGGCTTGCGTGGGTGGGGCGACCAAGGTATATTCTTTGGGCATTGCGCTTTCATCAAGGAAACAGCAGGTATGCCCCTCGACTACACCATAGCCAAACGGCTCTGCAAAGTCCTTTTCGATAGTGGTATAGGAGGGCTTGACATCAAGACGCAGGTTGTGATGGACGACCGCACAATCAAGAAAGTGATAGTTGCAATCCCGCTTCGTATGACATCTGCTGATGTGGTCAAGAACTTTGTCCGCAAGCATATCCCTGGCAAGTATGAACTCATCGTGAACGGCACAGGTAGTTATGTGGCGCACTCATCGATAGCAGACTGCGGAACAACAGGGCGCAAACTCGCTGTGGACTTCTATGGCGGCAACTGCCGAATAGGCGGCGGCTCTCCGTGGACGAAAGACGCTTCGAAAGCCGACCTCACTCTCAACCTTGCAGCACGCAAACTCGCAAAGAACTACGCACTGCAAAACCAATGCGATACCTATGTTTCGCTCGCGTGCTGCATAGGCAAGCAGGGGGTCGATGTGCTTATCAAAGACGGTGCGGACAACATTCTCGTGGAGGGGAATTGGACGATTGTCCCACAAGAACTGCGCAAAGCGTACAAATTAGATACCCCTATCTACGCTTCTATGTGCCGCTGGGGACTATTCGGAGAATATCAGCAGGACAAGAAATGGGAGTGATAACTAACAATAAATCATTTATTTAGTATGAAAACAGAAAAAGTAAAACTTTCCCAAGTGAAAGTAAACGCGAACAATCCTCGCACGATTAGAGAACAGAAACTCAATCAGTTATGCGAGCGTTTGTTGGTTTTTCCGAAGATGATTGCTATCCGTCCTATCGTGGTGGACGATAAGATGATTGTCTTGGGTGGAAATATGCGTGTGAATGCGCTGAATAAGATTGCCAAGATGTCTTTTGAGCAGGTTGCGCAAATCATCGGCAAGACGAAGAACTATCAGCGTCTGACCCAAGCCGAAAGAGAGCAGTTGCTTGCCTCGTGGCAGTCGTGGCTCGACAAGCCCACCGCGGAGATAGTGCGTGCTTCGGAGTTGTCGGAAGCAGAGAAGAAAGAGTTCATCATCGCCGACAATGCTTCGTTTGGCGAATGGGACTACGACAAACTGGCTAACGAGTGGGACACTAACGACCTGAACAGTTGGGGCGTTGATGTATGGAACCCAGACCCTCCTATGAAACAGGGCGTAGGTCAGCAGGCAGGTAATGCAGCCAACCTTGCGGAACACGAGAATGAAGAAGCCCAGTTCGATGGCTCGAACCTGCCGCCCGAATTGCAGGGACAAGACCTCGACCCGAACAACCTGCCGAAGATTGAGGGCGACAACGAGGTGGCTATGGAGCGTATCATCATCGTGTACCCCAAAGAGCGTGCGGGCGAGGTTGCGCAGTTGGTGGGCTTGGGTGCTATTGATAAGGTTGTGTATAACATCAACGAACTAATACCCACTGTTGAGCAATGACCTATGCAGACTACATAGCGTACCACAAACAGGGCGATGCGGGCGTGGAGGAGCGAATGATTGCTTCTCTATGCTCGTACTACCACCTCTCGGAGTGGGACGCTTTCCGGCTCATCTATTTCTACACGATGACCTACCACATACCCAGCGCACTCGATATGCTCTTGCAGGGGGAGCGTGATATGAAGAAACTGCAATTCCGTACCGACCGCAGGTATGTACGCCGCAATGGTGCTTACGACCGCTTGCTTACAGAACTGACCTCTGATAAGTTCTACCGCTTGCAGAAAGCACGAACAACATCGGAGGCATACAAAGAGGTGCGTTCGTGGTTCTTCTTCGGCAGGTATGCAGCCTATCTGTTCCTCGAAGTGTTTATGAATGTGTTTGCGTATGCCAAACAATGGACGGACGACCTATTCCCAGATTGGGAAGCAGACGAGAACTACACGAAAGGTGCAATCTCGATTGTTCAGAGCAACGAAAAGGAGGCTCTTGATAAATTCCTTGTCCGCGCAAAGAAAGACACCGAAGACAATGTTTTTGCGCTCGAAACAAGCCTATGCGCTGTGGAGAAATTCAACAAAGGCACTCGGTGGAACGGTTACTACACGGAACGAATGCTGAAAGAAGCCAAAGGAACAAAATACGAAGCGACCATTTACAGACTTGCACGATGAAAACTTGCGTGTTCATAACCGGAACGAACGCAGTAGGAAAATCTGCCCTTGCTTGTGAATTTATTACACGCTACGGCGGTGTTGATAGAATTACCAACGATGTTACCTATTGCGTGGAGGGGAATATATGCTTTGCGGGCAGATACGGAGATACACGCTACGGCGGTGTTGATAGAATTACCAACGACAAGGGCAGTTCTTGTACCAGCAGGCTTGCCGATGTGGTAGCAGAGGGGCTGCGCCACGCTGACACTATACTCTGCGAGGGGTCATTTATGAACACCTTTGGACTGAACCTGTCAAACGCCCTATTCAAAGCCGAAAGACAACTGGTGGTGAACCTGTATGCCGACCCGCAAACGATATGGAACAGGCTCACGGCTCGCTCTAATGGCAAGTATGGCAATGGAAAAAGACGCTTCGACTTGATTGTTACAAGACAAAGGCAAACGATGATAGCAGCGCGAAAGTGGCAGTCGATAGGCGTTAAGGTCTTGCAGGTAAACACAGCCCAAGTATCAATAGACGATGAGGTGAGAATGATACAGCAGGCTCTGGGTATGGAGGAACGATGATGTGGCGACCGTACGATGATAAGACAGCAAGAGATATTTGCTACAACTGCAATTCATCTGTTAGCAGGCAGTCTTACGCTTACTTCCGCACGGCTCTGCACTACAACGCTGACAAGGTATGGAGCGAAATGTACGAAGACAAGGCATTCTATTTTGCCGCACGCAACAAGACACATTGCCGTCCGCAAGGAGTGGCAAGGGCAAGGGATTGGCAAATTAGTGCTTTTTCGCCTCCTCTCACGTATGAAAGCGAACGGCTTGTATAAACTTACCTTTCGCACCCCAATCGTTGAAGACGCGCAAAATTTTTGGCTTCATATAGGAGCAAAGATTGTCGATGTCAAAGGTAATGACTACGAAATGGAATTAACAATACGATAACAAAACAAAAGATAATCAATAAGCAACATTATGGCTTACTATCAATCACCTCGTTGGTCTGCGGAAATAGCAGACTGCTCTATGCCGATGACCTTTGACACTTACAGCAACTGTTCATTTGGCTGTATGTACTGTTTCAGTCAGTATCAGCGTGCTATCGGCGGTGCAAAAGAGGCATACCTACACAAGGAAGTGCACCCTGTGAATGTGGAGAAAATCAAGAAGATGTTCATCGACCCCGACCAATATGCAGGGCAGTTCGCTACCTATATCAAGCAGCGTCGTGTAATGCAATGGGGTGGTCTTTCCGACCAGTTCGACGGCTTCGAGCGAAAGTTCGGCAAGACCCTCGAACTGCTGCGTTTCTTCAAGGAGATAGACTACCCTCTGTGCTTCTCAACCAAAGCCACTTGGTGGACGGAAGACGAACGCTATATGGAGTTGTTCCGTGGGCAGAAGAATTGGAATGTCAAGTTCTCTATCATCACGCTTGATGAAGCAAAGGCGCGTGTCATTGAGCGTGGAGTGCCTACACCGCTGCAACGCCTGGACGCTATAGAGCGAATAGCCAAAGCAGATGCTGGTGGTGCTACATTGCGCTTGCGACCGTTCATCATCGGAGTATCGACACCGACTTACCTCGACTTGATACGCGAAGCGGGCAAGCGTGGCGCAACGGCTCTATCAACGGAGTTCTTCTGTGTAGAGCAACGCTCGCAGACGCTCAAAGAGTATATGCCCAAACTCTCGGAGTTGTGCGGGTTTGACTTAATGGCTCTGTACCGCAAGTACTCTGTGGCACAAGGTTATTTGCGACTGAACCGCAAAATCAAAGCACCGTTCATCAAGAAGATGAAAAACCTGTGCGACGAGATTGGTATGCGTTTCTATGTCAGCGACGCTCACTTCAAGGAGATGTGCTGTAACGGCTCTTGCTGTGGGCTTCCTGCTGATTGGAACTACTCTCACGGACAATTCTGTGAAGCATTGCAGATATGCAAGCAGAAAGGCATCTGCCACTTCTCGGACATCAGCAAGGACATCTACCAACTACACCAATACGATTGGGGCAAGGCAAGTGGCTTCAACGCCAACTCCTCGGAAAAGCGTGCGCAGTTCTGGGGTATGAGTATGGCAGAGTATATGCGCTGGCTATGGAACAACCCGCAAGCAGGGCAATCGCCTTACAAGATGTTCGAGGGCGTTATGCAACCTATGGACGACGGCAACGGCAATTTCGTCAAGGACGCAGACGGCAACCTCATCTATGTTTATCACAAAGAAAGAACACTATGAGCAACACATCAAAACGAAATCACATAAAACAGGGGCGAATGCTTATCGTAGCCGACCTGTACAAGCGTGGTTGGAGCATTGCTCGCATTACGCAAGAGGTGCGCACACGAATGAACACCACTTGCAGCACGCGCACCGTTTGGAACGACATTCAAGACCTGCTCAAAGAGTGGCGCGCCACACGCATACAAGACACCGATGCACGCCTACAACTCGAACTCGAACGCATCGACGACTGTGTAGCAGAGTTGTGGGAACAGTGGGACAAGAGCAAAGAAGATTGGCAGCGCGAACACAACAAGCGCATTGGCGTACCAACCGACGATGGCGGCGGAGGCGAACCAAATACCATTCAGACCGTCCGACGCGAAAACTCAACGGAGAATGTCGTAGGGCTTGGAAATCCTGCATATATGGCAGAGATACGCCAACAGTTGGCTGAACGGCGCAAACTGCTCGGCTTGTATGCCGCTGCCAAGACAGAGATAACAGGCAAAGACGGTTCGCCGCTCGTATCGGCACAACAGATGACTGAAGAGCAGGTGCAACAAGAAATAGAGCGCATCAGACGAAGCAGAAGTATGTAACCACTATGGAGTACAACGAAAGTATGAGGCTATTGGAGTTAGAGCGTGAATTACATCGCAGGGAGGCGCAACGGCGTTTTTCTGTGTTTCTCGACTACACCCAAACCACATACTCGCGCCAGTGGTTTCACACGCTCATCGCCGACCACTGCCAAGCACTGCTCGACGACAAACTGCCCACGCAAAAATTGATGATATTCGTGCCGCCCCAGCACGGCAAAAGCGAAATTGTAAGCCGTAAGTTTCCTGCTTGGGCGTTGGGAAAAAATCCGCTGCTGAAAATCGTCGGTACATCGTATTCTGCCGACTTGGCGCAACAGTTCAGCCGTGCCATTCAGCGCACCATCGACAGTCAAGAATACAGCGAGGTGTTCCCAAACACTTTTCTCAACAATCAACGCGTCAAAAGCGACACGCAGCGCAGTTGGCTACGCAATGTAGATATGTTTGAAACAGTCGGCTTCGGCGGCTTCTACAAGGCAGTAGGCGTGGGCGGTTCGCTCACTGGCACACCAGCCGACTTGGGCATTATCGACGACCCTATCAAAGATGCACTCGAAGCAAATTCTGAAACCTACCGCAATCGCGTGTGGGACTGGTACACCGATGTATTTCTCACTCGTCTGCACAACAACTCGAAGCAAATTCTCATACAAACTCGCTGGCACACCGACGACCTTGCTGGGCGGCTGCTCGAAACGGAGGGCGACAGTTGGACGGTGGTGAATATACCTGCTATTCGCGAAGATACAACAATGAACGAAGACCCTCGACCGATAGGAGCAGCCTTGTGGGAAGAACGCCACAGCTGCGAGCGTCTGCTCGACATCGAACGCCGCTCACCACGCACATTTGCCGCACTCTACCAACAGCGTCCAACGGTGGCTGGCGGTAACATTGTAAAACGCAGTTGGTTTAAGCACACACCACAAAGCGAGTTCAACCGCATACATCGAGGCGAGCCAATCGTCTTTTTTATCGACACTGCCTACACCGACAAGGCAAATAACGACCCTACTGGTATCATAGCAACCTGCAAGATAGGCAACGACCTCTACATCACGCACGGCGAAAAAGTGCTAATGCGCTTCCCCGACCTTTTGCGTTTCTTACCGCAATATGTAGAGCAACACGGCTACAGCCACCACTCTACCATTCGTATCGAACCCAAGGCAAACGGCATATCGGTCATCGACCAACTGAAAGAGACAACAGGATTGAATGTAACACAAACGCCAAGCCCGCGCGACAGCAAAGAGACGCGACTGAACGCCGCCTCACCGACCATCGAGTGCGGACGCGTGGTGTTGGTCGATGGAGCGTGGAATGAGATGTTCGAGGAAGAGGTCTGCGGGTTCCCAAGCCGCCCGCACGACGAATTTGTCGATGTGCTATGTTACGCTATCGACTACCATATCAGCAACCCATACAAGCCAATAAATCGCACACGGCTGGCGCGACAAGTCTATTAACAATCAAAAAAATATCGACTATGACTATCAACGAAATCATTGCGCAGCAGCGCAACAGCAAATCTATCATCGCCGACTTGAAAGAAAAGTCTGTGATTGTCCCTGCGTGGGGTGGGCGCAACGGTCTTCAACGCGAATACGACCCACGCCGACACCCTGTAATGAGCCACGCACTCTACCCCGATATTGTGCAAGACGACGGCACGCTCGACCGCGTTACACGCATCACCTACGACCTGCAACGGCTCGCCGTCAAGCGTATGTCGGAATTGTGTAACGGCATACCAGTCAAGCGCATATACCGACCAGAAAACGACCGTCAAAAAGAGGTCGCAACCGCAATGGAGAAAATCTACAAATGCAACCGTATCGACAGCCTAAACACCGAACGCTGCACAATGTTGTTTGCTGGCTGCGAGGTGATGACGCTTTGGTACGCCACCGAAACCCGCAACACGGTGTATGGTTTCAACTCACCTCTGAAACTCCGCTGCCGCAATTTCAGCCCGATGCTTGGCGACGAACTCTATCCGCTGTTCGACGAATATGGTGATATGATTGCCATGTCGGTGGGTTACACACGCAAAGTTGGCGGCAAGAGCGTCAGTTTCTTCGATACCTACACTACCGATACGCACTACAAATGGAGCAACGAAGAAAACGGCTGGACGCTTGTCGAACAAGAAAATTACACCGTTGGCAAAATACCTGCCATCTATATGTGGCGACCCACGCCAATATGGGAGGACACCAGCCGCATCGTGTTCGAGATGGAGTGGGCGATGAGCCGCAACGGCAACTACCTACGCAAAAACAGTAAACCGCTTTTTGTAGTGATGGCTGACGAACAAATCGCATACGGCGACGAAGCCAGCGAAAACGCCGAAGCGCGAGCCATAATGCAATACCCCAAAGGCTCGACCGCAAACTATGTTACTTGGACGCAAGCCATCGACAATCTCAAATTTTATATCACCGAATTGCGTCAATCGTTCTTCACGCAACTGCAACTCCCCGATTGGAGTTACGAGTCGATGAAATCGAACGCAATGTCGGGCGAAAGCCGCAAACAACTCTTTATCGACTGCCAACTGAAAGTAAAAGACGAGGCAGGACGCTTGATGGAGTTCTACGACCGCGAAGTGAATGTTGTCAAGTCGTTTCTCAAACTTGCAATGGGGCAACAATATGCCAACGACATCGATGCGCTGCCTGTCGAAAATGTTATCACGCCATTCACCATCACCGACGAGGGCGACACCATCAACCACCTACTATCGGCGAACGGCAACAAACCTATCATCAGCCAGCGCGAAAGTATCGAGATGTATGGTGCATCGACCAATGTGGACAAGACGCTGCAAGAGATACAGGCTGAAAGTACCAACGACAGTTTTGGGCTGACCCTATGACCGCAAGACGCTACACAACCAAGCCGCGCCCAATCGAGCCACAGCAGACCTGCGCCGATTGCGCACATTCGTACGATTGGCACGAACGAGGGTGGAACGGAAAGCCTTTCTTGTGCCGCTGCAAGTTCTACACCGACGGACGGTTTTGCCGCTTCTTGAACGAGCCTCAATGCAAACATTTCAAACCCAAAGACGATGCCGCGCATCAATAATCCATACGAACGCCAACACATCAACAACCTTGCCAAATACGCCAAGTTGATTGACCAAATTTTCAAGGTGGCTGCCCAAGAGGCGGCTGCTATTGGCGTGTCGGCGGCAAAAGGCAAAATAAGCACCTCCTCGCTATTTTCTTTCGACGACCACCCACTTACCCAAGCACAGATACAATCGTTGCTCTCGCGGCTCACAAAGCATATAGAAACGGCTATTATAAACGGCATCGATGCAGAATGGACGCTGGCAAACAACAAAAACAACGAACTGGCACGGCGCGTATTTGCCGACAATATCGGGCGGCTCACACAAGCACAATACCGTCAGTATTTCTCCACCAACGACAATGCACGGCAGGCGTTTCTTGAACGAAAGGAGAAGGGGCTGAACCTATCGGAGCGTGTGTGGAGATACGCCAACGAGTTCAAAGACGAGATGGAACTCGGACTTGATGTCGGCATTCGCAACGGCTTGGATGCTGACGCGATGAGCCGTGAATTGCGACAATACCTGCGCCACCCCGACAAGTTGTTTCGTCGGGTGTGCGACGAACACGGCAATCTTGTATTGTCGAAACGCGCCGCCGACTTTCACCCTGGACAGGGCGTGTATCGCTCATCGTACAAAAACGCGCGCCGACTTGCTGTTACCGAAACGAACATTGCCTACCGTACAGCCGACTACGAGCGCATACAGCAACTCGATTTTGTGGTGGGCATAGAGGTGTGCCTATCGAACAACCACCCCATACACGACATTTGCGACGACCTTTGTGGGCGCTACCCAAAAGATTTCAAATTTACTGGCTGGCATCCACACTGCCGCTGCCATACCAAAACCATACTGAAAACAGAAGAGGAACTGATGGAAGAAAACGCCGCCATCTTACGCGGCGAAGAACCGCCCCAAAACAGCGTGAATAGTGTCAGCGATGTGCCGCAGGTTTTCAAAAAGTGGGTAAAGGACAACGAGTATCGTATCAAGACTGCCCGCTCGCTGCCGTACTTTATGCAGGACAATGGTACTATCAACAACGGTAAATTCACGCTGAAAGAGTTCGGCAAGGCTATCTGCGAACAAGCAGCAACTACAAAAATAGTCATAGATGACCCATACAGATACCACCCAAGTGGCGACACTACTACTCCCATTGAGATTATACAACCGACAAAGGAAGCACTTGCTGAACTTGAAGATATTTTGCTCGATAAAGCGATTGCCGTTGTGAGCGAAAAGGCGTTGGATGTCGGCAATGATGTCCAAAGCCTCGCCGAACAAATCGCAAGCAAATATGATGCGGTCTGCACGCCTATCAACTATAAAAGTGCCGAATCAATAAAGCGAAAAGTCCTATTGGAACGCCAAAACCCATTAACCGCCAATTTTACTCCCGAGATGCTAATTATTGCGCCACAAGACAAAATTGCAAGCGTAATAGATAGTTTGAAAAAGAATGAATTATTTTTGCGTTACAAATCACAGGGTGGAGATGAATATATCGGTTATGTCGGTAATATCGTCAATATCAAAACGACAAACGGACTTGCGGCAGAAATTCAAATCAATACCGCAAAAATGATATATGCAAAGGAATTGCCCGAAAATGCTAAAAAAATACTCGGCGAGGATGTTTGGAACGCAATCCGTAAGGAGGTCGGCGTCGAGGGCGGACTTGGGCACAAGTATTACGAAGAGTGGAGAATTTTGTCGGACGAACAAAAATTGTCAGCGAAAGGACAAGCATTAAAGAAAAAGTCCGAAGAATACTACTCGCGTTTCAAAGACTGACCCGCTTCGTAGAAGATTCTCCAAATGTCCATGTCTTACCAAACGAGTTGTATTCTTGTTCGGTTATAGGAGTAAGCATATAAAATACGCCATAACTTTCTCCTCCCCAAATTGACTTTACTTCTTTAGGGACATAGAAACTCTTATTATAAGTACCCTCGTATGAAAGAAACGGAATATCTCGCTCACGCTTTCGAGAACACCTTTGTAGGTAATGAAGTATTCAAGAAACTAATGCCGACCATATACAATGATATGGTGGCATATATTAAGAAATTAAAACCTCTAAAGTAATCATCCCATATATAGACAGCCATCAGGAATAGTACCGATTTTCTCCATACCCTTGATTTTGTCTTTGCCATCAAAGGCAGGGTAGAATGTGACTAATGTTAGGTCGTTTTTGAGCAGTTTTTCAAGATACTTTCCTGCAACATCTATGTCCCCAACAGCATAAATAAGCAGTTGTGTACAGTCTCTAAAATCATGACTTGGATGGTCTGTTTTTCAATACATAGCCAATGCACGCCCTGTGAGTTTGTCTGTTAGTGCGGTATGGTAATTCTGTTTCATAACTCGTTATTTCCAAATCTTGTGCAAAAGCAACACTTGATGTGTTAGTTATTCTACGCACAAAGATACAGCAATTTTTCCAAACACACAAATCTTTGGTTATTTTTTTCGACATTTCAAAGGTAATTGTGAGAATACCCCCCCCCAATCGTGCGAATAAAAATACACGAAAAAGATTTTTTTATAATGAAACTCTTGCATACTCAATAAACTATTCGTATATTTGCGGCGAAACCCAAAGTATAATCAAATGAAACAGAAAATCATTGACGCGCTGAAAGCCAAATTTGAGGGGGTCAGCGAGCAAATCTTAAGCAGGATAGCCGACAAGTTGGCGAAAACTGCTACAACAGCCGAAGAAGTAGCAACTGCTGTCGAGGGGGTTACCATTCAGCAAGTCCTTGAAAGTTACGGCGACAGCCGTGCTACAGAAGCCCAGCAGACCGCTGTACGCAACTATGAGCAGAAGCATGGTCTGAAAGACGGAAAGGCTAAAGGGAATGAGCCTGAGGACAAAAAGAAACCCGAAGACGAGGGAACACTGCAATGGGCGCAGTCGCTCATCGATGCCAACAAGGCACTGACCGAACGACTGAACCGCCTCGAAACGGAACGAACCTCTACCAACCGCAGACAGCAACTGTCAGCAGAGATTGCCGCACTACCTGCCTCACTGCGCAAAGCCTACGAGCGGACAAGTATCGATACGCTCACCGATGAGGAGTTCTCAACGCTGCTCACGGAGGTCAAGACGGAGGTGACGGAGATAGGAGACGACATCAACGCCAAAGGGGCTGTGTTCGGACAACCCAACAAAGCAGGGGCGAAGCAAACGGCAGCCAACCACAAAGAGGCATCCGAAGCCGAAACCGATGCAGTCGTGGGCAAATTACTCTAATCGTTAACCATAAAACAAACAAAAAAAATGGCAACAACAAATCTCAATCGTGATACGCACGAAATTCATAGCGGGAACGATGGGTTTGTCATCGTCAAGGCTCTTGCCGACATTCCGGGCGGACGCTCACTCAATGTCGACGATGTAACAAGCGATGTCTCTGCAATCAAAGCAGGGCATATCATCATCGCAAAAGACGAAGACTACAAACCTATGCCCGTAGCAAGCAGTGGCACAGAGTATGGCACACTGCCCACAGGTTACTCGTATGTAGGAGTACTGAAAACAACCATTCCGGTAAAAGACGCACGCGCAGCCATCCTAACTATCGGGCAGGTGAACGCCGCAGCAAGTCCTTACCCCGTAACAAGTGCAATGAAGACTGCTTTGTCGCACATCCAGTTCC